AGCGCCGCCACATCAGTGCCTGCTAACAATGCTCCATTAGGCTCTGCACAGAATCCAATTAAGTTAAAATAACATGCCAATATACGAATATCAAGGTCAGCACTACGATATTGACACTACAGATTCTGCGGAAGCAAAACGCAAGATCTTAATGAGTCAACAACCAGAAGAAACTGCTACACAGACCTTTGGTCGTAGTGCCGCAAGCCTAGCTGATTCTGCATTAAACACCGTAACAGGCACATTGGATATGGCAGCATATCCTTTTGCTCGTGCTTACTATGGCACCGTTGGTGGATTACCAGCCGATCAGGCAGCGGCCCGTGCCACACAAGAAACAACCAGCCCCAAAGATGTCTTTGGTCGTATGGCTGGTGTTACAGGCACGCGAGGTTATGAAAACGCACCTGTTAGACAAGCGGGCAATTACATTGGCCAAGGCCTACAAGAAAATGTAATACAGCCATTGGCACAAACAACAGGTTTACCTGAAACAGACATTGGCAACATGGTTGGCATTGGCACCGTTGCCGCTGGCCCAATGGTTCCCAAAGTAGCAGGCGCTGTTGGTCGTGGCACAGCAAATACTGTTCGTGGTGCTGTTGATGTTGGTGCTGGTGCTATTGGTGGATTTACAGGTGATGTTGCAAGACCTGGTGCTCGTCCAAAGCCTGGCCAAACTGCCAGTGCTCGTCAACCCATTGGCGAAACTTATATTCCACAAGAAGAATTGGCTCGCTGGAGAGCAGGTGAAGTTGAAACAGCAAATTTACAATCTCGTCCCACAGCAGAATTACCACAGAAAGCCCTGGCAAGAACAGGCGGAACTGTTCCGTTTGAAGGACAAGGACTTCGTGCGTTTGGTGAACAACTGGGACAGGACTATCGCAATCCTTACAAACTGGGTGCTGAAGTAGCAGGTGATTACTTGTTGGGCGGTGTGCCCACTGTGGCTCGTCTTGGTATGAAAGCCTATCAAGGTATTCAAGGTGCTCGTGCCGCAAGTGAATTATCACGCTATGGATTTACTCCGCTAACTGCCGCTGAACAAGCCGCACTAAAGTCTGGTAAACCATATCCTAATGCTCCTGCGCAAGCCGCACAAGATTTAGCTCGTTCAAAGATAACGCCACCAACAACACCTGCTCAGGCCATGGCGCAAGAGGTTACAGGACCAGTTGTTCCGCAATTGAGTTATAATCCAACTCCTCCACCACCTGTTATGAACATGCCAGGTCCAGGAAGGCGTGTCAACATAGAAGGTGAAAGTTATAACTTACCTTATCAAATTGACCTAAGTCAAGTTCAAACAGCAAGACCACAACAGGCAGCTGCCTTGGCACCTGTTGCACCTGTTGCTCCAGTTGCACCTGCACCAAGAGCGCCAAGTTTATCACAAACACTTGATGTTACCAAACGAGATGCCATTGTCAAATTGCTTGCTGACATGCAGGCAAAGAAAGACGCAGAAATTGCAGCCGCAACTGCACCCAAAGTTGCAGGTCCCATTGCACCAGACAACATTAGACCCTGGGAGTCAGCCGCAGACATTGCGGCAATAACAGCAGAAGATCGTGCCTTGGCACAAAAGACTCCAAGAGAAAGCATTGACCAAACCTTAAAGGCTGCAATTACACAACAGGGCAAAATAGACAAGACCTTGTTGAATGAAACTGTAGCATCATTGGGACTTGATCCTATTGATTGGAGCAAACTTGGCATTGGGTGGCAAAGCATGAGTATTAAAGATGCTCGTAAAACTGTTGCCAAATACATTGGTGAACAAACAGGTTTGCGTGGTCCAGGTAGCCGTGGTGAAAGAGCTACTACGCAAATGGCTCGTGCTAACAAAGCACTTGATGCAGAAGATGCACTCAAGACACCAGAACAATTGGCACAAGAAACAGCAGACATTGAGCGTAGATTACGAGCAATGGGTAATAAGTATCGTCCACCAAGCCGCGGAGAGTAAATAACACTATGACAACAGCAGAACAACTAACCTTAGTATTCAACAACAACTTTGTAGCATACTACAGAAGCCATGCGGCACATGTGAACATCACAGGTCGTAATTTTAGAAGTGATCACAAATTGCTTGAAGGTGTGTATACACGCAGACAAGCAGAAATTGATAGTATAGGTGAAATCCTACGAACCATGCAAGAATATATGCCTTGTGCCATTACAGATGTTATTGACAATGCCACTATACCCACAGATGCCATTGAAGGTAGTGCAGATGAATTGTTAGAAGCAGTGATGATGGATCTACAACACCTGTTGGAAGATTTCAAGGCTCTTATTGTAATTGCCAACGATGAAGAATTTGAAGAGATCAGCAACTACGCACAAGACCAAGCATTGGATTTAAGAAAATCAATTTGGATGTTGCGTAGCACACTAGATTAAGAGTTAAGCCTCCACAAACCTTAATCAAGGACTAGAGTTCTTTTGTGGCTTTCAGCTCTAGGCATCAACTAATTGGCAGGAGTAGCTTGTGTCAGGTTTACTAATTTATAAGCAAATGATCCACGCACATCATAGCCGCGTCGGCTGTGCATTCGTAAGAAGGCAGTTTGATCATTACGCATGGTAGTGCTACACAACACAGGCACTGCAACAGCATACGCATAGGCTTCCCAAATGTCCATCATTTCATTGACCAGTCTAACTCTATCTCTTGCGCTAAGAGCCAGATCCACATGAGCCATACGCACAACAATCATTTCATCATCGCTCCAGCAGGCACGCTCTCCGCGCTTGGCCCAAGTATATGCCAACAACTGTCCTGTTGTATCTTTGGCAACACTGATGCTTTCGCTTCCAGGTAGGTAATATTGATTGACCACAGCAAATGTGATATTGCGAGCCATTGTAACAGGTTCTGGTCTAAAGATTTGATCTATTTCTGTTTGAAAATGTTGCTGAGCCATAGCAACTATTGCGCTGACATCTTCTAAGCCAGCTTGTGTCCAAATATATGCGTTCATTGCAATTCCTTTCTTTGATAGACTATTTAAGCCAGATTCAAAGAGACTAAATATCCGTATGGAAAAGACTAACATAAACGCAAAGACGGGTAAACCCAAATCAAGTGGCCGTGGTGGGGCTAGACCCAACTCAGGCCGTAAAAAGGGTGGTGCCAACAATATCACTATTGAAGTGCTGTTGCAAGAACTAAAGAACAAAAGCAATGGTGATTCATATGAAGGCATGCTGGTAGAGGATTTCTTACAAGCAAGAAACAACAGCGATACCAATTTAACTCTAAAATATCACAATTTGATTCTAAACAAAGTAATGAACAGCTTGGCCAAGATTGAAGTCACAGACAGCACAGATGCTGTAGAAGCCAAACAAGCGGCATTTGCACAAGCACTTGCCAAACTCACTGGAATAAATCCAGATACTAAATAAAGTTATGCCACTAAGCAAAAGTTCAAGTAAACAAGCATTCAAAAAGAATGTTGCTACAGAAGTAAAAGCAGGAAGACCTGTTAAACAAGCCGTTGCCATAGCATACGCTACCAAACGCCAAGCGGCAAAGAAGACATCCAAGTCAAAAGGAAAGAAATAATGAAACAAGATAGTAATTTAGATTTTGACGGAATGACTGGTAACGGTGTCAATCGTGCCAAAGATCGTTTCGCAGGGAATCAGCACCAAACAACAAACCCCAACGCCCTGATCAACAAAGGTCGTGGCCCTACAGGTGGTGGCACAAAGATGCCTGCTTGTGATATGGAAATGTTCAAAGGTAAACCACAAGTGCGTCAAGCAGTTGGTGATGGTGCAACTAGAGCCTGGTCGCCAAGTGCAGGACAAAACTACAAAGGCAACCCAGACCGAATCAATGAAGGCCGTGGCCCTACCAAAGGGAATCAACGATAATGACTGCATACATCGTAGCTGGTCCCACAGTAGCAGTCACAGCAACAAGTTCATCTAGTGGCAGTAGTATTGCTCCTGCCGCTGCCAACACAGGCGTCACGGGTGCTAATGGACCAACCTTTTTCAAAGTAGTAAACACCAGCGCCTCTGTGCCTGTGTTTTTTAAGACAGCCTCTACTGCTCCTACAGCAGTGACCGCTGTTGATAATTGTATTGCTCCTGGCGCTACAGACTTTATACAAGTTGCTGTTGCTGGACAAGCACCTGCCACTGTTTACTTTGCCGCTGTTGCCGCAAGTTCAACATTAGTATATGTCACACCAGTGACAATAACAAATTAATTAGGAAAAAATAAAATGTCAGTCGTAAGAACGGATCTAATCCCAAATTTATATGCTAACCCAATCAAGACAGTTAGCAAAGCCGCCACAGCAGTGGTCACTGTTCCTGTAACAGCCGCTGTTGTCAGCACAACAGGCACCATTGGAACTGTAACAGGTTCAGGCACACAAACAACACCATGGACTGCTACCATCACACTGATGAGTTCAGTTGCAGGTCTAGTTGTTGGCAATACCATTACTGCTTCGGCCAGCGCCGGCACTTTTGCCGCAGGCGGCGAAGTAAGTGTATCCAGCATTGTTGGTAACAAAAGTATTCAAATTATCAAAGTTGGTGGAACTATTCCCACAGCAGGCACAGTGACCAATATCACATTGCCAGCAGTCAGCACACTACCAACATTCATTGTTAATGGTGATCCTATTCTATTCACATTGCCAGGTAATACATTTACATTTACAAGTGCTACAGCAACATTCCAAGCAGGTGAACTATTCACACAGGCCACAAGTGGTGCAACAGGTATTATCACCAATGTATTTCCAACATCAATCTCTTACACAGCAACCAATGCTACTCCAGTCAGCACAAGTTATGTTGTTACAGGTGCCACATCAGGTGCCACCACAACTCCAACAGCAGTGACAGGTATGAATGAATTGTTGACTGGTGGTATAACTGGTAACAATCAGTATTACTATAAAAACTTATCAGCAACAACTTTTGAATTGTATGTTGACAGTGACCTACTTGTTCCTTTGGACAGTAGCACATTTACCACATACACCACAAACGCTGGTCAATACACAATTACTGACACAGTATTAATTACAACTCCTTAAGGAAAAGAAAATGCATAATATGAACCATAAATCAACTAACCCACAAGGTAACAAAGACATTAACCAAAAGCGTGGACCAACAACAGGTAATGTTGCTACTGGTTCTAAGCGTGATGACTTTATGAAAGAGAAAAGCACAAGTTCAAGTGAACGAGCAAGCCTGGCCCGAATGGTCACTGATGCTCTTGAAATGCGCGGTCGCGGTGTAGCACCCAAAGTTGATCCTGCATTAGAAGGTATCAAAAGTAAAGTCAATGTTGGTCGCGGTCCTACCAAGGGCAACGCAGGCACTAAGAAGAAATAATCATGGGCATGTATACTGCTCCTGGCACTAGAACTGGTCCAAATACAGTTCAACGATATCCTGCTGGAGATCCAAGACGCTATGCCAACCAGGGTGGTGTGCCTCCTGGGTCAATGCCTGGTAAGCCAGCAATGCCAGCACCAATGCCTGCACCTAGACCAGCACCAATGCCTGCACCAATGCCTGCACCTAGACCAGGTGGCCCTCAATTGATTGGTGGCCCTGTTGGAAGACCTATTATTGGTCCTCCTCCTGCACCAATGCCCTCAATGCCATATGGCGGCCCTATTGCCTATCCAGGTGGTAACACAAATGGTCAGTTACCAGGATTACCTCCAGGTGTAGGAATTCAAGGTGGTCCTTTTATACCACCTGGTGGCTTGCCAACCAATGGTCAGGGAACTGGTAAATCTATGGACCCGCGTATGCAACCACAAATAGGTGGCAATTTTGGCGTTGACTTTGGCAGCCCAAGTGACCCAGGCTATAACGAAGCCAGGGCTCAACTTGGATTACCACCAATATATGATACTCCAATGGGCGGCGGCCAGCCAAACCCAGGTAATCCAAATGTTTTACCAGGTCAAGGTGGTCTAGGTGGAACAATAGGTGGCGGTTTTGGTGGACCACAAATTGGTTATGGATTTAATCCTAACACTGGTGGCGTATTAGGTCCTACATCACAACCATTACCTAACTTTGCCAACGCCTTAGGCACGCAAAGTCCATTACTGAACACAATACGACGCTAAGTAGTTTGTGTAACAAACAAGGGAAAAGACTTCCCTTGTTAAGTATTTTATAGAAAAGGAAATGAAATGCAAAATGAAACTCAAAACCCTTGGGACGAATCTGCTCCCAACGACACTACCAAAACCACACGAGCCACCAAATCAAAAAAGATTGCAGATGAAATCTTAAATGTTCCAGCGGCTGTGCCACCAATGAGTCCCAACGCAGGCGACTTTGATATTGATGGCCTAATGACAGACTTTCCAACAGCCAAGGATCTAGAACGCTTTGTTTATGATCAAGTTGGTATTGTGCTGAACTTGAAAGGTCGTGCCAACAAACTAAAGTATCAAACAGCAATGGATGCGCTGAATGGCGTGCCTATTGATCCCAAGTTTACTGGCAGTGACAATCCCTACATTGACAAGGCTGAAATGGTTCCTGAAGAACCAATCAAACCTGTGCCTGCTCGTGATGCCAGTTTGCCTGACCTGGCTGATATTCAAAATAACTTTTATAGTCCACACATTCCGCATCCTGATCCAGACTTTAGAGCACAAGATAAAAAGTGTCATGTTATCTTTCGCAAATACAAAACAGGACAGATCAGTTACGAAATTATTGGTCCATTAGAATCAAGAGCAGTGGGTGAAAAGATTGACAAGTTTGGTCGCAAGAGACCAGAGATTATCAAGTGGGTTGATCCAAGAACAGGTGAACAAGTGGTCATGCGTGAAGATGGCACACTGACACCACAAGGCAAACGCTTGCGAGCAATGATGCAGACATTCCGTGTGAACAATTCAAACCAATGGGCAATCTGGGTTGATCGTGAGTTTGTTACACTAAACAGCAATGTTGCCAACAATCCATGGGATATCACCAAATGACCAATGAAATCCGCGATGGCATGATTCACCAAGCACAGCAAGAGCGTATTGTAAGAGATACAGTCATAATGCAAAAGGTAAATCATGCTCACAGAGAAGGATTCAAGTCACGCTTTCCTGGACAGATTGAACATTGTATGCGACTCACAGCCGAACGCTTGCAAGCCATCTTGACCAAGAAGCCTACGGATCTTGCTGATCCCACAACATGGAATTGCACAGCAGAAGAAATTCGTGACCTAGCAGTGGCCTTAGATAAACTGGCTCATTTACATCACGCTTATCCTATAGAGACAGAACATGACCAACATAGCAAGTAATGAAACCAGTGGCTTTGATGTTGTAGGTGCTTGGATCAATCCTGATCAGTGTCATTTGACCATTCGCCTGAATGAAGATGGCATGGGTGAATGTGAAATTGATTATGTGTTTGATCAGTTTGATCTTGTGTTTTTGCGTGATGTTATAACTGAGTTCATAGACAGCCAACCCAGGACTTGACATGCTGGGCACAGAAACCTTAATGGCTCGTGCCTTTCGTTATGTGTTAGACAAGAACAATATTCATGTTGAAACATATAAAGCATGGCCCACTAACTTACAATTACAACTACAAGACCTAGTTATTGATATTGCCGATGACATGCGTTATCAACAACTCAAATACTTTAGGCCGTTTGAACACCAACTGACTTTCTTTAAGACTGGTGCCAGTGAACGCCGTGGTATCTTGGCCGCCAACCGTATTGGCAAAACAGTGTCAACCTGTTATGAAACTGCTTATCACTTGACTGGACAGTATCCAGACTGGTGGGAAGGCTATCGCTTTGACCGACCTATTACCTGTATGGTAGCAGGTGAAGGTTGGAGTCAGGTTGCGCTGGTATTACAGAATGAACTGCTGGGCACTCAAGATGTTAAGATTACAGATAATCTTGGCACAGGTGCTGTTCCTCGCGATTGCATCATAGTAGACACCATGCGTAATGATGGTGCCAACTGTATTGGTGTAGAAATACGACATGCAAAAGGCGGCAACAGTTACCTGCTGTTTGCCAATTATACGCAGGAAGTTCGTCAGCTACAGGGTTTCAAACTGAACCTTGCTGTGTTTGATGAACAGCCACCAGATGACTTCTTCAGTGAAATTGTTACTAGAACAGCCACAACACAAGGCAAAGTGCTTTGTTCATTTACACCCTTAAAAGGTTTGAATGGCTTGGTCAGTAAATTTTGGAACAAAGAAGAAGGCTATGAGTTTATTCGTGTAGCTTGGGATGATGTTCCAGAAATGGATCCTTGGGGCCAACCATTCCTACTGAAGGAAACACGCCGACAGTTAGAGCGTGACTATTTGCCACATGAGCGAGAAGCCCGTATTGCTGGCAAGCCTGTGATGGGCAAAGGTGCTGTGTTTCAAATACGCAATTGGCCCTTGTATAAAACAGGTGACATTGATTTTGCCAACATCAGCAACATACAGCGAGTCATTGCTCTTGACTTGGGTCTGGTCAATGACAAAACTGTTATTACATTAATGTATTGGGAACCATATGAACGAACTGCTTACTTACATAAACAAATTATTGTGCAGGGCGTTGAAGAGGCTGTGCCCAGCCAGTATATCAATCATTTACTTCGTCCTGAAGTGTTTGGCACTCCTATTGTGCTACCTGCTGATGCT